CACCCTGGCAGTTAGGATACGTAATCTTCTCATACTGAACAATCTGGCCAGAAGCATCATACTGGGCAGAATATACATTCAGCTTAAACACTTCACCCTTATCGGAAGAACCAGCAACAGGCGGAGTATACCCAATAATTTTACTTGTGTCAACAGTATCATATTTAATTTCACCACCCTGAAGAATTAGAACAAGTTCAGGATTGAAAACGTTGTCGGTAAGAGTAATCTCATTACCAGTAATGGTTGTAGTCTTTGGTTTTTGAGCACGAAGGATACCCTTTACAACCAGCTTAACGGCATCTTCTTCTTCAATCTGAGGCCCAACTTCAATTTTGTTCGCGGTATCAAAACCAAATTCACCATCAGCGGTTTCAATGGTAACAAGACAACAATCAATAGTCGCAATCTCAGCTTTGGACTTTCTAACAGTACCAGCCATCGTTATTTTCCTCCTTATAGAATTTTCTTGTGATTCTTGTATTCAATACTAATCATGTGAGCCTTGTAGCTATCATCATAATAGCTCGGAGTTTGACTGCCATACGGCATAATCATCGGCTCTAACTCCTTCATGGCCTTCTTGACCTTTTGAACCAGTGACTCAAGCGCACTATATGCTTTCTTAGGCACATAACACATTACTGCATATAAGTCATCATCCGTACTGAAATTCGGAAGCTTTGATGAACCATCATTCTTTACGACAATGTATTCCTTAGTACAATCACCAGTTTTTACACCAGGTGAATATACATCAAAGCCTGATTTCTTCAAATGCTTAAATATGTCCTGCCACCTTGAATCAGCATATTCAAAATTTGCGTCAACCATACTTATCACCTCACAGTTTCAGTTTGCTCATAAGATTGTTAAGGTCACTTACAATTCTTGGACCTTCCTCTCTAACTGTTGGAGCAATAATCGCATAGTTCTTTTCGTGTGCGAGCTCAAGCCAAACACCATAGTCTACACCGTGAGCAAGTGTAATACGAACTGTAGTCGAACTTGGTTGCGATACTTTCGCATTCAGCAAAGCTTTCGCCATACCAGTTCTATCGGTCCAGGGACGATTCATTTTCATCTTTGCTTGCAACTCACTTGCTTTAGTTGCCGAATACATCAAAACAACTGCACCAAGCTTTACGGACATCTTGTCCAAATTCTTTTTCAATGAGCTGCTATCATAGTCAAGCTTGAACGGCATTATCAACCACCTCCAAAGATATATCTGCAATGATGTTCCATTCCTGGATATTCACCACACCGGTAACTTTGAGAGTTTTATTGTTGATTTTTAGTTCATCACCGACCTGTAAAACTAAGCTAGCGGCATCTTCATACAAGCACAAAATCATTGGAATTTTCTTTGTACGAACCTGAGTTGTGTCTCCAGTCGTAACTTGGACACTGCTATTCTGCTCATGATACAATCCTCGAATTGTACCAACCACAATAGGCTCACCAACCGGCTCCCCAAAGTCATTCACACCAGACCTCTTAAACTCGTAATCAATACCGCTTCGCTTTAACTCTCTTTTGATTTTATATGCTTCAAACTGAGTGTTTATCATCTTGGCACCTCCTACTCATTGAGGATGCCTGAATTAAACGGTTTAAAACGAGATGCCAATCGCTTAAAATAAGCTGAAGTATCTTGCGTGGACAAACCACTGACAGATATTGTAGAATCTTCAGACTTAATGATAAGCATCTCATAGATGGTAGCATTGACGTTACCATTGTTCTTATCCAGATAATACTGGAAGTCATCCTCTTCAAAATAAGGTGACTGAGCCTCTCGTACTTCTTTCTTGATTCTTTCAATATCCAGCATAGGCTCACCTCTTACTCACCGTCAATGAAAGACTTGATAATCTCCTTAGCTTCGTTGGCGTTCTTAGTACCTGAGATGTCAATCTCCTTAATAGCTGCAAAACGCTTCACCTCTTCCTTATTCCACTGAGAAATAGGCTTTTCGAGAGTCTCTTCTACGAAAATCTCGTCCTCAGTCTTTTCAGGAGCCTTAGGAGTCTTTGCACTCACTGCAGCCTTCTCATTCATAATGGTATACCCCTGACGAGAATAAATCCCGTCAAAGGCACCACGAGTCACTTCAAACGCATTTACACCATTCGTAATCTTAACCATAGTTCAGTCCTCCTTTACTTATATTTTACTTAGGCTGCATTAGTGTCCAAGATGTAAACCTGGTCAGCAGCTTCGAAGGAAGGTAGACAAATCATAGAAACGATAGTCTCAACCTGAACAGGGTCAGCCTTCTGAACGGTAGTAACGGCAACACCAGTATCAGTGATAGATACATTCGCAACAGAACCGGACATGAGGTCAGATTCAGCAGGAGTAGTACCAAACCAAGTCTTACCAAGGTCACTGTCAGGGAACATAACAAAAGTGTTTTCAGGCATGAACTTAGCAGTCTGCTCATTCTCATCCTTGTAACGCTTATCGTTAACAACAACATCGATTTCAAGCTCGTCCATAATGTGCTGACGAAGCTGCTTATCAGAGATAGCACCAGCACCATTTGTAAGAACGAAGATTGCCTTTTTAATCTTTTCGTTGTTGCGGATGTCTCTCCAAGTCTTGCCATCACACATAGCACGAGTGATAACAGCACCGGTCTCATCCTGAATCTTTTCCTTAGCAACTCTGATGTCCTCGATAGGGTCAGAAGTAGCATGGTCAGACCAAGATACAGCAGCATTACCCTTATGAGTTACACCATAGTCAAAGGTAAAGCTCTGACCATTTGCAGCCATAGAGATAATACCAGTAGTAAGTGCCATCATACGCATTCTCTCACGAGAAGCACGAGCACCACGAAGCAGACGAGTTTCATCGTCAAAAATCTTGTTCATTACAGAATCGATGTAAGCCTGGTTGCCAGTCTCAAGAACAAGATTGAGTTCCTGACGAAGCTCCTCATCAATATAGGTAGACTCCTTGAAGTACGGCATCTCTGCAGTAAGCTTTTCAAAGCCAATACGTGCACGAGGAATTGCATGCGCATCAAATGCGGAAGTCTTAAGTACAACAGGCAGACCTTTGCTACCCTTAATCCACTTGAGGGAAATGCCACGCTTCTTGTCATCAGGGAACAGTTCTTCGCAAGGATACGGAGCTTCGTCCTGAGTGAGCTCTTCCCAATATGCAACGAGTTCAGTACTCTGCATCAAATCGAAAATAGTCATCTCTTATGTCCTCCTTCTCTTACGCCTTCATGAACGTAATCTGTTTAGAAGCTCCGGTTGCACCAACTGCAGTAGTGATTGCAGCAGCAACATCGGAATCCACACGATTCACATTCACAAAACCAAAAATCAAAGCAGTGCCATTGGCATCGCCATCAGTTACATCAACGTCATGCAAAACAACTGCATTCATTGCCATAGTACCGTCAGCCTTAACAGCTGCAGTCTGAAGATTCATCAAGTCAATCTTGATAGGGGTACCTGCCTTTACGATTTTCTTGTTGCCTACGGTAGCACCAAGAGTCTGAGGCACGATACAACCAACAGAACTCTGAAGCTCAACATTAGCAAGAATCTGCTTAGTTGCAGTCAGAGTAGTCTTAGAAATACCACTACGATTCAGCATTCTTATATACCTCCATATTATTTGTTGTTGCCCCAGTAACTGGACTTTTTACCAGTACCACGGCGCTGTGCAGCAAGACGAGCACCAAGACCTTTTTCCTCGTCTTTCTTCTCCTTATCGGAGTTCTTAACAGAAGAACCAGTTCCCTTCTGGCCAGTCTTACCTTTTCCTTTGTCTTTTCCACCCTTGTCATCGTCTTCGGATTCACCGAACCAAACAGGGTACTTAGTCTTAAACTCACCGATAATAGTCTTCAGGTCAGAATCCTCAGTCATCTTTGCAAGCGCAAGAGTAACCACATCATCTACATACTGAGTTTTTACACCCAACATCATAGCTTCAGCTTTAGCTTCTGCAACCTGAGCTCTCTGCTCGGCTTCGTTCGTTTTGGTCTGATTTTCGGCATCCTTTTCGGCAGCCTTCTGTTCATCAGTCTTCTGGCTTTCGATAAGTGCCTTAACCATTGCAACCATCTTGGAGTCCTTAGGGTCAATACCCAGTTCCCTAAGAGCAGCGCTGCGACCCTGATTCTTTTC